AGCTATGTAGATATTGAAGGTGTTTACAGAACTGAAGGAGATTTAATTAGAAGATATAGATCCATGTCTCTGTATCCAGAGACTGATAGTGCGATTGAAGATATTGTAAATGAAGCAATTGTTTCAGATACAAATGACAGTCCTGTGCAGATTGAACTGTCTAATCTGAATGCAAGTGATAACTTAAAAAAGAAAGTAAGAGAAGAGTTCAAATATATTTTAGAATTGCTTGACTTTGATAAGAAGTCACATGAGATTTTTAGAAACTGGTATATTGATGGTAGAATCTATTACAACAAAGTAATTGATACCAAGAAACCAGAGGATGGTATTCAAGAGTTGAGATACATTGATGCATCAAAAATGCGTTATGTAAGACAACTCAAAAAGAAAGGAAAGGATAGTGTTCAAAGTTTGAGACAGAACTTTGATAAAGAAAATCCTGAAACTTTTGACTTTCCTGAAATTGAAGAGTATTTCATCTATACACCTGGACTGACTGGTGGTGGTGGAGGAAACACTGGTGGATATGGTGGAGGAGGATCAAAAGGCATTAGAATGACTAGAGAGTCTGTAGCCTATTGTACTTCTGGACTGGTAGATAGAAATAGAGGTCTTACACTTTCATGGTTGCATAAAGCAATCAAACCACTTAATCAATTGATGATGATTGAGGATGCTCTGGTCATCTATAGACTTTCAAGAGCACCTGAAAGAAGAATCTTCTATATTGATGTTGGCAATCTACCTAAGCAGAAAGCAGAACAGTATCTGCGTGATGTTATGAGTAGATATAGAAATAAACTGGTATATGATGCCAACACTGGTGAAGTTCGTGATGATAAGAAGTTCATGTCCATGATGGAAGACTTCTGGTTGCCTAGAAGAGAAGGTGGCAGAGGAACTGAAATCACTACACTTCCTGGTGGTCAGAATCTGGGTGAAATCACTGATATTAACTATTTCCAAAAGAAACTTTACAGGTCATTGAATGTTCCTGAAACTAGAATTATGGGTGATGGTGGTTTCTCACTGGGTCGTTCTTCTGAAATCTTGAGAGATGAAATCAAGTTCTCCAAGTTTGTTGGAAGAATGAGAAAGAGATTCTCTGCTCTCTTCAATGATATTCTGAGAACTCAACTCCTCCTTAAGAATATTATTACTCCTGAAGATTGGGAGATTATGGGTGATCATATTCAATATGACTTCCTGTATGATAACCATTTTGCAGAACTCAAAGAAGCAGAATTGCTTCAAGAGAGACTCAATCTTGCTGCTACTGCTGAACCTTATGTTGGTAAGTATTATTCTCAAGATTATATCAGAAGAAATATCTTGAGACAAACTGATCAAGAAATTATTGAACAGGATGAAATCATCAAGAAGGAAATTGCAGATGGTGTAATTCCAGATCCAATGGCAATGCCTGAAATGCCAATGGATATGGGAGGTGCTCCTGGTGGTGGAGCAAATGCTATTCAAGCACCATCATCTCCAAAAGAACCAGACCCCCCTGAAACTCCTGCAGGTGGTGAAATCTAAATAAAATTACTGAACACTAAAAGTTATGGACGAATTAATGGATTTATTGGTGACTGATGAACCATCATCAGCACAAATTAGCGACAGGATCAAAGATATTCTTTTTTCAAAGACTGCTGAAAAAGTAGGAGAATTGAGACCTCAAGTTGCAGCATCAATTTTTGATGGAGATGTAGATTTTGATGCTGAAGAACCATTTGGAGAGATTGATCAAAATATCAACTTAGATGATGAAGAACAGGTTGAAGAGGAAGAATAATAAATAAGTTGTATAGGACTACTTTAAGATAATGAGCGCTCTAAAATCAGTTGGCATCAATACAACATTAACCTCAGGGACAAGCAGTGTTTCATCATCTGCTTTCAACCAGCAGTCTGATACAATCAGAGTTATTGCAGAAACTGTAGGTGTGTATGTTGCTATTGGAACTAATCCCACTGCAACAAATGAAAACTTCTATGTAAGTTCAACTGATGCAGCAGAGATTAGTATTGGTCCAACTAGATCACAGAGAGTGGTTGGTGTAACAACTGGCACAACAACTACAATTGATTTTCCAGAGGGCACAGGAAGTCCATTTGCAGTTGGTGAGGCAGTTACTTTAACTGCTGGTCAAACTGGTTTTAATTTTGCTCACAAAATTGTTTCATCAGTAAATAACACATCAAATGTTGGTGGTTATCATGGAACAAGAATTGTAGTTGATTATGATTCATCTTCTGTGACTGGTACATTTGACCCAAATAATTATGCAGAATTAAGAAAATCAATCAAGGTTGCAGTTAAATCTGAAGCTGGATCTGGTAAAGCATACATCCAACAAGTACAGGTATCATGAAACTAATCAGGGAAGAAATAGAAACAGTTGATTTTATCGTTGAAGAAAAGAACGGTAAAAAATCAATGTTCATTGAAGGGATCTTCCTACAAGGAGATCTCCAGAATAGAAATGGAAGAATGTATCCAATGAGTGTCCTGAGAAAGGAAGTTCAAAGATATAATGAAAACCATGTTCAATCTGGGAGGGCACTTGGAGAACTTGGACATCCAGATGGCCCAACTGTTAATCTGGATCGCGTCAGTCACAAAATTGTTTCGCTCAAGGAGAGTGGTTCCAATTTTATTGGTAAAGCAAAAATCCTATCCACTCCTATGGGTAAGATTGCAGAGTCTCTCATCAGTGAGGGAGTCAAATTGGGTGTTTCTTCTAGAGGAATTGGATCACTCAAAGCAACAAGAGAAGGTGTAAATGTAGTTGGTGAAGATTTCATGCTTGCAACTGCTGCTGATATTGTTGCTGATCCTTCTGCACCTGATGCATTTGTATCAGGAATCATGGAAGGAAAAGAGTGGGTATGGGATGGTGGTATCCTCAGAGAAAAATTTGCTGCAAAGACCTACAAGCAAATTAATACATTGGTTGACCAAGGACAACTTGATGAACAGAAACTTAACCTGTTCAACAATTTCCTCAACAACCTTTGAAAAATAGGCATTTATAAATAAATATAGATTAAAACAGGTTAATCGGAGAGTTTTCAAATGTCTCGTGGAGATTTACAAGAAATGGAGCAATCAAAGACTGCTGTGAATTCTGGTGCTAAAGCTGGCGATCCCATGCCAAAAATGGCTGATCCTGGTACTCAACTGGGTTCAGTTGAGGATCTTGGTGGACCATCACCAGAAAACTACAGCCCAACCAATGACTCTGCTAAACTCAGAGAGCCAAGGATCAAAACCGTTAAAGACATCGTCAATAAGGGTGCTAAGGCTGCTGATCCAATGCCTAAAATGGCCAAAGAAGAAGCAGAGACAGAAGAAGAGCAGATTTCTGAAGAAGAAGTCTCTACAGAGGAAACCATTGAAGATGGTGTTGACATTGAAGAAGATGTCAATGCTCTCCTTGGTGGTGAGGAACTCTCTGAAGAATTCAAAGAGAAAGCAAAAATTATCTTTGAAGCTGCATTAACCTCAAAAATCAAAGAAATCCAGGAAACCCTGGAAATCCAGTATGAAACAAAACTGGATGAAGCAAGAGTTGCCCTTAAGGAAGACCTTGCAAACAGAGTTGACTCCTATTTGGAGTATGTCTGTGAAGAATGGATCACAGAGAATCAACTCGCTGTTGAACATGGTCTCAAGACTGAGATGACTGAATCATTCCTTGAAGGAATGAAGGGTCTTTTTGAAGAACATTATGTAACAATCCCTGAAGAAAAATATGATGTACTTGAAACTATGGTAGAAAAACTTGATGAAATGGAGACAAAACTCAATGAGCAAATTGAGAAGAATATTGGCTTGAACAGAAGACTCTCTGAGTCTGTAGCTGATAGCATTCTTGATTCTGTTTCTGAAGGACTTGCAGTCACTCAGAAAGAGAAGCTTGCTTCACTTGCCGAAAGTGTAGAGTTTGAAAGTGAAGAAGAATATCGTGAAAAGTTGGAGACACTGAAGGAGTCATACTTCTCCAGAACTACAACAAATAAGTCTGAAGCACCACAAACCCTCTCTGAGGGTGTGGATAGCACACCAGCTCCTGTATCTTCAGGAATGGAGTCATACATGAGAGCACTTGGTGCTTTCAGCAAGTGAATTTAACATTCATTCAAACAAAACTGTAAACTTAAAGGTAAAAGCAAATGTTCCAATCTGAACAGTTGCAGGAAAAGTGGAGTCCACTTCTCGACTATGAGGGTCTTGATCCAATCAAAGATTCCCACAGAAGAGCAGTAACCGCTGTCCTGCTGGAAAACCAAGAAAGATTCCTCAAAGAGGAAAGCGCATTCTCCACAGGTCTGAACCTGATGGAAACACCAACCAATGCTGCTAACGCTGCTGGTGCATCTGGTGGTTTTGGTGCTGACTCTCCAGCTGCTGGTCCAACCGCAGGTTTTGATCCAGTTCTGATCTCCCTGATCAGACGTGCAATGCCTAACCTGGTTGCTTATGACCTGGCTGGCGTTCAACCAATGAATGGTCCTACTGGTCTGATCTTTGCAATGAGATCTAGACTCAACAACCAGTCTGGTACAGAGACATTCTATGATGAAGTAGATACAGCATTCTCTGGTCAGGATGATGGATTCAACCTGACTGCAGGCATGACTGATGTCAATGCTGGTCTGGGTACAACTGCACAGTCAGGAACCAATCCTTCAGTACTCAACCCTGTTGGTTCTGCAACTTCCACTGCTTATGACGTTGGTCAGGGCATGGTTACTGGTGATTCAGAGAACCTGGGTTCAGGAACTGGTGATCACTTCAACCAGATGGCATTCTCTATTGAGAAAGTCACTGTAACTGCTAAGTCAAGAGCACTCAAAGCAGAGTACTCCTTGGAACTGGCACAAGACCTTAAGGCAATTCATGGTCTGAATGCTGAAGCAGAACTTGCTAACATCCTCTCTACTGAGATCCTTGCTGAGATCAACAGAGAAGTCATCAGAACCATCTATAAGGTTGCTGAGCAAGGTGCTGTTTCTAACACTGCTACTGCTGGTGTATT